GGACAACGCAATTGGTAAAAACCTATGGTTTATGAGTTAATGGAGCAATTATGAGAGCGACAATCTTCGACGGCGTAAAAGGTTTTGACATTCCGGTCAATCTTGATTCTGATTTCGGGTGGGACGTATACGGCAACGAGATAAAAGACATCGAATTATATAAATGCGTCTCTGTTGTCTATCGCGCCATGAACTTGAACGAGGGCGCGGTTGCAAATATGCCGTTTGCGATTTACGATAGTGCGGGCAATGAGTGGGATACGTCCGCAGATTATCAGAACAAACTCGGCTTTTTACCGAACCCGTCCGCCCTGTTCGGTCGCTGGCGTAAGTCATTAGCGTTCACGAATAAAGCATACGGCTTATTTGACAAACAACGCGGCAAGATGGAACTGCGTTACATTGCGCCGAACACCATCACGATAGACGCAAACGAAACGCAGGGCATCACTGGCTTTTGGCGCACAGTAAAGGCAAGGCGGGACTATTATCCTGTAACGAAAAATCAAGTCGTATACCTACACAAAACAGACTTTGACACCGAGATACTGCCGTCAGAGAATACCGAATTTAAGGCATTGATGAAAGCGGCGGGCGTGGCGTATTGGAGCGATCATTATGTCGAGGAGTTTTTCAGGCGCGGCGGCATCAAGCCGCACATGCTCATGGTCAAGGGCGTACCAACGAAAGACGAACGAGACCGCATCGAAAACGTATGGGACAAACTCATGCGCGGGATGCGTAACTATATCGGCAAGGTGTACAACGCGGATGCTATCGAAGCGAAGCCGATTGGTGTAGGCGTTGATGACTTCAAGGATAACGGCTTTTATAAGCAGGCGTTAGAAAACGTGGCAATGGCAACGGGTATCCCCCTCTCGTTACTGTTATCCAATTCTGCCAACCTTGCGACGGCTAGGCAGGAATATAAATCATGGTATGACAACGGGGTTATTCCGTGGTGTAATTTTATTGCGGGCGAATTTAATCGCAGTGTGCTTGACCGTTTTGATTTGACATTGGAATTCTTGACCAAAGCCACTGACCCCGATATGGAGGAGGAGTTCAGGCGCGCTAATTCGTTTAGCGTTTATGCGGGCGTATTGCTAAACAACCGCAACCCGAAAGCGGTATCCATTGCGGCGCAAATTGTGGGGCTGGATTTGCCGAAGGATATTACATACGAAGACTTGGACGAACGGACTGAACCGGAAGAGGTCGAGGAGCCAAAGCCTGATACCGGTGAAACGATAGAGAAGCCGCAAGCAGTAGACGATGAAGGCAATGAAGAATATGCGGACGAAGAAAAAGCGATAAACGGCTTTGTGCCTAACGCCGAACAGATAAAAGAATTAAAAACATGGATGGATATTGCGGAGCGTAAGTACAAAAAAGGCGACGGCGCTCCTGAGTGGGAGAATAAAACCATCCCTGTAACTATTGCCGCGTCTATCAATGAGCGTCTATCATCGGCGCAAAGCATTGAGGATGTAACGCTTGCTTTTGATTTGACGCAATATACAATTACACAAACGCCAACAGCCGAATATAAAGGCAGTGACATAATGGCGCTTGCCGAAGCGATAAACAAACTCGCAGAAAGGACGCCCGATAATGCGTCAAGGAATGAATCCACTACGCCAAAAGATAATTGATAAACCTTTCCCGCCCGCCGTTCCTGTTGTGGCAGTGATAACGCACTTACCCGACGAAGGCGGCTACCATAAAGAGCGTTATAAAATAGTGCGCGAAAGCCTATTGCAGGCGCATAAACTGGCAGGCGTTCCGCATTGGTTTGTTGTTTGGGATAATGGCTCGTGCAAAGAGTTTACCGATTTCTTGAATGATGTAGTGGAAGCGGATGCAATCATCTTGTCAAAGAATATCGGTATCAGTAACGCAATGCGAAACATCCTTGCCATGTACCAAGATTGTATCGTAGCGTTATCGAATGACGATATATACTACGAACAAGACTGGCTCAAATCGCAGATTGAGATATTGACCACCTATCCAAACGTCGGCACAGTATCAGGCGTTACAACCCGCTTTTATATGGGCAAAGGTACTGGCGCGACCGAACGCTGGGCAAGGCAGGCAGGCGTCAGGGTTTCTGGAAAAGACATCCCGCCGCAATGGGATGAAGAGCATGGCATGAGTATCGGTAAGGCAAGGCACGCACATTTACAAGAGTTCGGCAAAATACAAGCCCCGCTGATTGAATACAACGGCATCAAGGCAATCATTGGTGGCAATCATTGCCAATTTACCTGCTACGCCTCACGAATACAGTCATTGATACAACCATCAAATAGATACATGGAGCAGTTATTCCCGCTTGACCTGAAAATTGATGCGGTTGGTTATTTGCGATTGCTTACGCCTGAACGAACAGCGAAACACATTGGGAATGTAGAATGAACGCATGGTATAAGCCGTCATCCCCCTCTGATATTGTCCCTCGCCCCTGGTTGAGTGACGCGGCAATTGATTATCTGCAATCGTTATTGCGCTCTAATATGATTGTCGCCGAGTTCGGCGGCGGCGGGAGTACGTTATGGTTTGCCAATCGCGTCAAGCATGTTTACACCTGTGAGAGTGATTCGGATTGGGAACGGGCAATCAAAGCGATTGCACCTGATAATGTGACGCTTGTAAATCCATTACCTGTTATGCCTTATGACCTGTTATTGATAGACGGCGAGCCAGTGGAAGATAGAGCGCAATGGATTATACTTGCCCCGCAGATTGTAAGGGCGGGCGGATATGTGGTATTGGATAATGCCAACCGTCCAGAGTACGAAAACGCAAGATTGAATTTTCAAAGCCTTGCGACCCTGCTTTATACATCCCCTCTCGAAGGCGCGCACTTGGTGACAGAGTTCTATCAATTGAAAGGATGAAAAATCAGGTGATAAATATGATGCTGAATGACGAAGAAAACAAGGCGTTGCTCGACGCCGTATCAAAACACCAAGTTACAGAAGGTGATTATTTTAAAATAAAAAATGCTTTTGAGATTACCGATAGAGCCAGTCATCCCAAAATATATGATGCGGTTGCGGAGTGGCTTGAAAGATATAAGCCCGTATTTGAGAAGGTCGAATGATAACTGAAATTATCCTAGCCACAACGAAACATATCCCTGCTGTGATTCCGCATTTACGCGGGCGGGCGGGGCTTGTGTATTGTGAGCATAAGTCACTACAGCGTGACGCCAACGAACCACTGAGGGCTGAAAAAGAAAAAGACGAAGAGCGAGTCAGACGGGTTATCATGCGCCGTTTTCGCAGGCAGATGGAAAAGATTGCAAATGATATACATATTAACCACAACAAAACAATCATGGCGGGCGGCGTGTTTGTGGATGACGACGGGAGTGAGGCGGGCGAGTTAATTAAAATCGTATACAACGCAATCTTAACGGGCGTGGCGTTCAATGAGTTAAATATCGGCTTTGCGCTGGCAGATGGAAGCGTCAACGAACCCGCTTTATTATTCTCACAACGCTATGTCACCGAATGGCTAAAGAGCTTGGATGAAACAAGCGAAAAGGCGGTACGTGCCGCATTGAGTACGTTTATTTCACAGCCTGGGGCGACATTGGGCGACGTGATGAAGATATTAGAGGCGGCGGGATTTAACGAAACGCGCGCAATGCGAATTGCAATAACTGAAATTACAAGGGTTTACGCAGAGGCGAATCAGATTTACGGATTTGCATTAAAGCAATTGTACCCAAATTATAAAGTCACAAAAGAATGGTTTACGAATGTAGATGATAGAGTGTGTCCAATTTGCAAGCCGCTTGATGGAAAAAGAATAGACATAAACGAATCATTTAAGGGCATTGGCAATCCGCCCGCTCATGTAAATTGTAGATGCTGGACGGCGGTTACGGTAAAAATATGACAAACATAATTGATATAGAATTGAAGAACGATAAAATAGTCAGAAAAAACTTTTTAGCACTTGCAGACGAGTTACCGAAAACATTGTACGGGGCTGGTCTGGAGTCAAAAGATATGTTATTGAGAACAAAGGGGTTAAAGCGTTACCCGCCTGCTACAGAGGCAAACTTCCCGCCCGTGCCATATTACAAGCGCGGTGTTGGGATGCAACAACACGGCGTCAGACACGATGGGAGGCGTTTTATTTCAGGTAATCTTAAGAACTCAGAGCAACTTGGAAAGAAGTGGAATACAATTTCTTACTTGAAAACAGGTGTTAAAATTTATAATACGGCATCTTATGCCCCTCATGTACACGGCGACAAACAAGCCCGCGCGATGGCTAGAATTGGGTGGTTGAAGTTGTTTGAAACCGCAAAATCGAAAATTGCGGACATAAATAAAATATACAATAAATGGGTTAATCAGTTATTGAAAAGCAGGGGGATGCTTGGTAAATAATGTGATATACTAACCCCATAATCAAATAGCCAAACCCGCCCGCCGTTGGTAACGGAAGCGGTAAGGCACAAAGCGACTACTGGAAACGGTGCAAAACGTAGCCTATCGAGAGATAGGTTTTTTACATTTTGCGCCGCTTTTTGTTTGAGGATACATGGACGAACTTATATTCTACGGAAGCGAGGTCAAGGCATTGGGTGATGGAAAAGTAGGCGGGTATCTTATCCGCTACTCCACCAACCAAGACCCCGACCTGACAGACGATTACTTCGACACACTTACCGACATTCAATCGCCCGATACCTTGCCATTGCTTTACCAGCATGGCTTTGACAAAACACTAGGCAAGCGGGTAATCGGCAAGGGTTCTGTGCGACGCGATGATGTCGGCGTATGGCTTGAATCGCAATTGAACTTGCGCGATGAATACGAAAAAGCCATTTATGCAATGGCTGAAAATGGCAAACTCGGCTACTCATCCGGCGCGCTGGCTCATCTTGTTGACCGTGAGCAAATCGGCAAAGCCTATCATATCAAGACTTGGTTTATCGGGGAGGCGTCACTAACGCCCACCCCCGCCGAACCGCGCAACAATGTACTGCCCATTAAATCGTTAATCCCTTCTGCTGAGGCGGTGACTGAAACAGAAGAGCAACCCATAACCGTAAAATCACAGGAGATTTTTACAATGAACGAAAATGAAATTCAAGCGGTTATCGAGAAAGCCATTGCTGGAGCAGTCTCACAAACTGCTGAGGCAGTGACGAAACAAACCGCCTCCCTTGTGGAGTCAAAACTCGAAGCGTTTAAAGCCGCCATGCCGGAAGTTAAGGCTGGCTATCATTTGGAAGTTGTTGAAGATGAAGCGGACAAAGCCGCGCGTGAAAACCCGTTCAAATCGGCGGGTGAATTTTTCATGGCAGTCAAAAATGCCGAACTTCAACCCTATAACACTGACAAACGTTTACTCCCCTTCAAAGCCCCCCTTGGTGCGAATGAAGCCATCCCCTCACAGGGCGGCTTTCTTGTCCCGCAACAGGTCGCAGGCGGAATCTTTGAGCGCATGTACAAGACCGGCTCACTGTTAAGCATGGTCGCTCGCGACCCCGTTCAAGGTAATAACTTGCGCGTAAACGCGGTAGATGAAACTAGCCGCGCCACCGGTTCGCGCTATGGTGGGATTCAGGGCTACTGGCTCGAAGAGGCTGGCTCGATTACTGCGACAAAGCCGAAATTTGCCGCGATTGACTTCAAGTTAAAAAAGGTCGCCGCGCTTGCGTATGCAACCGATGAAGTACTGGAAGATGTGACCTTTATGGCGTCATGGCTGAATCGAACCGTGCCGGAAGAATTGCGCTTCTTGACCGAGGATGCAGTTTTCAACGGTGACGGTGCTGGTAAGCCTTTGGGCTTTATGAATTCCCCCGCCGTTGTGTCTGTAACTCGTCTGGACGCCAATGAAATTAACTTTGATGACCTTACCGGCATGTGGGCGCGCCGATGGGCTGGTGTAAATGATTACGTTTGGCTGATTAATCAAGATGTGAATCCACAGCTTGACAAAATGATGTTGAGTGATGCGGTTGGCTCTATCCCGCCCCGCTTCATCGACTATAACAACGAAGGCGCAATGCGAATCAAGGGACGCCCGGTGATTGAAGTCGAGTACGCCGCAACACTTGGCACGGCTGGCGATATTGTGCTTTTCAGCCCGTCGCAATACCAATTGGTGGACAAGGTGAGCGGTATTCAAGCCGCCGCGTCAATTCATGTTGCCTTTACTACCGCTGAACAGGCGTTCCGCTTTATCTATCGCGTTGACGGCGCGCCGCTTTGGAAGTCCGCCTTGACTCCGTTCAAGGGTACTGCTACTCAGACTCCCTATGTTGCGCTCTCCGCTTCATCGTAATGAGGTGACACAATGAATAAATTTGCAGAGAATCAAAAAGTCCTTCCCATTCTTGCGCCGCAAGATATTACTGAAACAACCACATACACACAATATGTGGACTTGAAAACCAGCAATTGGGCGCAATTCCTAGTCAGTTTTGGGAATATCGCCGGTGACGCCAGCACGGTAAGCGTGGAAGCGTCTACCGCCGCGTCATCGAATGCAACCGAAGCGACCGTGCCTTTCCGTTACCGTCTGTCCGCCGCCATTGGCACTGATACGATGGGCGCGATTACGGCTGGCACGAGCGACGGCGTATCAATGACCACAAGCGATGATAATAAGACGCTTGTTATTGACGTTGACCCCGCCGCGCTGGCGACCAATCCTGGAGCGGACTTCCGCTTCTTGCGCGTCAAAATTGCGCCCGCTTCATCCAGCGCAACCGCAACTCTGGTTAACGCAGTCGCGATTCTTTCGCCGCGTTATCCTGGCAACTCAATCCCCTCCGCTACCTAGCGGTAATAATCTAGGGGTGGGAAACTTTCTCACCCCTAGCATCTTATTATGGCTGATTATTGTACGGTCACAGAAGTTAAAACGCTTGCGGTTGAATCCGGCTTGAATGTCGTATTTGATTATGACTCCATGCTGGCGACTGTGATTACATCCGCCTCGCGCGCCATTGACCGAGAGATAGGTAAGCCCGCTAATTATTTTTACCCATCCACTGATGCGACAGTTCGTTATTTTGACGGCAATGGCGGGGTAAGGCTTGGCATAGATGACGCCGTAAGCATATCCGCCGTCGCGGTAAGCGAATCGGGCGGGCTTTCGTCAAGCGATTACACGGCCTGGAGTTCGTCCGATTACATCACATCACCATACAATGAAACGCCTGTGTCTGAGTTGATTGTAGACACATTAAACGGGTCAAAATTGTACTGGTATCCCTATCGCAAAGCGGTTAAGGTAACCGCCTTTTTTGGATACTCCCTTACCCCGCCCGCCGATGTTTCAATGGCTTGCAAGATGCAAGCGATACGCTGGTTTATGAAATCAAAGCAGATGTTTG